TTGTAGTCAACTCTACGTCTGTGCCACTGGATGTGTTGCTTAGGGCTAAAATCTCTGCGAATGTATCTACAGTATCTTGCTGTGCGTCAACATAGGCTTTAATAGACTGTTGCGTGGCTAACGCTGTTGCGCTATCGCCGGACAGATCATCTTGATCTAGAATATCAGTGACTGTTACTGAACCAGTGCCGGAAATAGCATCAAATTCTATTGTGCCGTCTACGTCCAAGTCACCATTAAAATCTACGTTGCCGCCCACTGTAAGGGTTGTAGCAATATCCACAGCACCATCAATGTCAACAATATCTAAGTTAGTTGTTCCATCTACATCAATGTTTCCAGAGATATCAAGGCTTGTGCCTGTAAGTACGCCCGTAACACCTAAAGTTCCTGCAATAGTAGCATTCACATCTACATCTAGAGTATCTACATGAATTGTTCCGTCAAAGAAACCGTCCTTAAACTCTAAAGAGCTAGTACCTAAATCAATATCGCTATCAGTAACAGGGACAATAGCACCGTCTTGAATGCGAATCTGCTCGACTGCACTGCCGCCTACTTCTACAAAGACGCCCCAACGATTGTTAGTACTATCAACAACTATCTTATTTAAGAAGTCTTGGTCGCCAATGATTTCAATGTTTCCACCTTCTCCTGCTCCACCATCATGTTGGTGTCCTGTCGTGCCTGTAGCGGCATAGGAGAATGCAGTGACTAGTTGGTTGTACTCTGCGTTAAAAAGTGCGGCTGTAATAGTATCGCCATCTGTGAGCGTACTTTGTCTAGTGTAACTTGTTCCTGCCATTTGGGTTATCTCCTACCTGATGGGACGTAATTTATGTAAATGCCGTTGATTGCGTAAGGTGGCTTTTGATCCGAGCTTTTAATTTTAAAGTTACAAACAGTGCCACTACCTTGGACAGCTTGTCGCAACATTGGATCAGTGCTTGCACCAAACACAGCCGTTCCAAACAAAGCACTTCCAAACAATGAGGGTGTTGGTATATCATTTAAAACATACTCTGGGGGCTGTGGTATTGTCGTATCTTCGTAATTATATCTAATTCTTAATGTTGGAGAAACCGCTCCTTCAGGAGATACCGAAAGCTTAACGTACTGTAAAGTCTTTCGTGTTCCTACATCACCAAAGTCATAATGTGGTGTCTGGTACTGAGCAGTAATATCTAATAAATTTCCTGCGGATGAGAAGCTGTTGCCTACGTTGTGATTATAAACATAGCCTTGGTTATCTCCGTGATACAATTTTTCAATACCTGTGGCCGCAAATCCAGAAGCAAAGCCAGTTGCTTGTATTCCAAGCGTTTCAGCCCATTCAAAACCATTAGCAGTTAGTGTACCAATAATTCCTTTAGCCGCCGCAGTAGATCCACCGTCTGTATTATAAAATAATCTGTATTGCGACTTGCTTCTTAGGACTGCACTTGTAATAGTAAAAGCATTAATAGAGTTAGCTACTGCTGAAATAATAGATTGTATTTGGCGGCTAACTGATCCCAATTCAACGTCACCAATCCGCGATGTTCCTGCTACAGAGCGTATGCCATCTGGACTAAGGAACACTAAGTCACCGCCGATCTCCTGAATGCTATGTGAACTCAAGCAACCCACGTTCTGTGTAACAGGAACCACCGCAATGTTACTAGAATCATTAATATTAACAAGCTTATGTATGCTGTTACGACAAAAGATAATAAGATCACTACGAAAGCTTTTAATACCAACCACTTGGTCAGGCAATAAAATGCTTCCTGCACCAGTTCCCGAAAAGCTACTAGGGTCTAGAAGCGTACTATAATAAACTGTGTTTTTAGCCGATGAAGCTCCTGCAACTACTAAGTGGTGGTCATGCACTGCACACACTGTAGGAGCAGTTGTGCCGCTTACTGTAACTTCTTCTGCAAAGAATGTGCGAGTAGTTAAACCGCCTGTACCTGTCATGCTAAATAAGAAGGGCTTATTAACTCCGTCAGTAATAATGATCTGTCCGTAGTCTGTGTTGCCTTCAAAGATTGCAAAGGTTACTTGGGCCTGAGAAGTTCTTGCATCCATGCTACGGCCCGTAAAGGCTGTGTAGTTGTCTCCAGTACCCGCAACACTGGCTCTATTAAGCTGTAGCCAAGCATCTTCACCGTCAGGGCTAAAAAAGATTCCATCGCCCGAACAAGCTATAAGCCCATCAGCATATACTGCAAGCCCTAGTATTTCATTAGAGCCGTTAGGTCGCGTGTCGCCAAAGGCTGTATAGCCGTTTATACGGCGATAACCCCCGTCTGCATCAACCTCAAAGTTTACAAGCTTTGTAGCTAATCCCGGCTGTCCAAGCATTTCAAGTTGGTTTAGGTTAGTATTTAACCCACCCTTACATGAAACACCGTAGGGTTGCGAAGCGGCCATATTATACGAATCTCATTCGGTCGTCTTTCATGTATGTAGGCGTAGGCTCTAGAAGGTTAGAACGCATACTGCGTAATCCTTTCTTAAAGTCATCTAATGCGAATGCCGCCGCTTGCGGGTTATCTTTAAACTGCCAGATATAGTAGCGAGCTTTAGCTAGTAATACAGACGTATACATTTCAGGGAACACTACAGTGTCGCTATAGGCTGTAAGTTTTGTTGGTAGGCTCCATGCATAGAACCAAATGCGATATACTTTATCGGGGATAGGGCTGAGTCCAAACTTCCGTGAGTCTGGGCTTCGGATGACGTTGCTAGGCTCACCGTATTGTTGTGTGTCAGCATCGTCTAAATTCTCTGGTATTCTGCGAAAGTCCTTCCATGCTTCAGTAGTCATAAAGCTTAGATTACGTGCAGTGTAAGGAGCAGTTTCTCCACTTACACCCACTGTAGTCATGTAGAAATTATCCCAATCTATAGAGCCGTAGTCTGTAGTTATGCTAGAGCTTGCGGGCTTTAGTTCGTAAAAGCGCGTACCTGCCACTGTCTCAACGTATGTGTTGCCATACATCGGATCTGTTGCGCCACTTTCTGCAACAGACAAGAAAGGCCATTGGGGTTCTTCGTTTATAATGTCAAAGTATGAGCGGTTAAGCGCATCTTTAACGTGTTGCTGTACACCAACCGCACTTGTAAATGTTGCGCTTGTTAACGTAACTTCATTAAGCTCACGAAGTAGTTCGTTAGTTAGATCAAGGTAAGTTGATGACATAAATTATTTCGCCTTTGATTCTGTTTTAGTGTCTGGTTTATTAAAAATTCTGTCCCAGTTGTCTTCATACTTCTTTTTGTTTTCAGGCTTATACCAACTTCCTGTATCGCCTAATATCTTTCCTCTACTTTTGCCTCTCATCATAACAGGCTTTTCATTACTTCCTAATATTGCCATAGTGCCCTCTTAAAAGATCGGGGGGCTTTTACACCCCCTTCTCTAATTGCTTATTTAGTCAATACCATAGAACGCAGATACTAATGCTTCTGGGCGTAAAACCTTAGCGCCATATACATGCAAACCACGGCAGATGTCACCAAAGCTGTCTGGGTCGCGAAGGACTTCAGTGCTTGTGATGGTCTGTGCAGTTGCAGTAGAGCTAATGTGTCCACATACTAATTGTCCTGCCGCATTGGTTGTAGCCGCAATGTTGTTGGACTTGTACATGTCAAAACCACGAAGTTTTCCAGAAGATACTAATCCGTTGCGGATAGAACCTTGACCAGAATTGAAGTCAACAGACATCAACTTAGAGCTTGCTTGAGAAAGTTGCTCGTAAAAACTAGGTGGAGCTAAGAACCAACGTCCTTCTTCTGGAATGTTCTGCTCGTCAAGAAGACGGGCCATGTGAGCCATGATATCCAGAGGATCGTGTTCGCTAGTACCAAAACCAATATCCAAGTTACCAGTGCCGTCAAAAGTTCCTGCGGCTAGGTCAGTAGCATTGTCGCTACCAAGGATGTGGTTAGGGCTTGAAGCTGAAACGCCCGCAATAATCTTAGCAATTACGCCTTCGTCAAATGCGTCACGCAATGCGTAAGCGGCAGATGAAGATGCAACTTCTTTGAAATTTACGTGAGACATAGCTGTTTCAATATCATCAACTTTGAATTTAAATGCGTTAGCCACATCTACAATCAAAGTAGTTTCAACGTCAGTCAACTTAGTCTGAGTTACGTCAGCGCCACGCTCATACTGATAAACAGTGATTTCTGGCTCTTTGATAATCTTTACAGAGTCACCGAAACCTGAGATTTCACCACTATAATCAGTGTTGGTAATTGCTTCAGCTACCGAAGCTTTTCGGAAGAAGTTAAGAACCTTCTTAGAAAAGATTGATGGTAAGAAAAAGCTGTTAGTTTGACCCGATACTGAGTTAGCAAAGTTACCGTTGGTATCTGTGCTTTGCTCGAATAACTGGTCTGATTGGTTATAAGCCATTATGTGTTACTCCTAAAAAAGACAATAATATTTAATCTACTATCCTGCCTTCCATTATAGCTTGGTCAATATCACTTTCGTATTTATCAAATTGGGCCATAGACAGTTTAGCGATTTCCCGTTGTGACCAAATCTTTGGTTCTTTAGCATCTATTTGTGTTGTCCGTGTGGACACCATATCTGCCGCTGAAGATTTGGGGGCTTGTGATTTCTTTGTCTTTTGCTTACTTCCAATCTTGATTCCATTTTCCATCTTATAAAGATCAATAGCTTTGACCGCTAGTGAAACATTGTCTGGGTTTTCATAGATCCAACCTTGAATTGCTTCGGGTTGTTCCTTAGCCCACTCATGAAACTTTTCATCTCCGCGTATATCCTCAAAATCAGGATGTCGAGAACGTAGCGTAGACTCCGCTTCTTTACGTTGGATGTTTAGTTCTCGTTCTTCAAGAACAGACATCTTAGTTTTTAAAGCTTGTAGCTGTTGTTCACTCTGTAAGTGTGCAACAGTTTCTACTGTTTCATATAGATCAGGATACTGCTCTCTAAAGTTTTCAAGGTCTTCAGTGGTCTTAGGCGGGGCATACGCAGGTTGCGTCTCTTGTGCCATCGCGGTAAGTTCTAATTCCTTCTGCTTAAAAGATGCTATCTTCTGATCGTAATGCTTCTTTAGATCATCGTATCGTTTTTTATAATTAGTTCTTCCTTTGGTTTCTTTCTCTTCTTGTTCAGGGGCCTCTTTAGGGGTGGCCTGTGAGGGTTCTTCAAAGAAAAGCGTATCTGCTTTACCTCTACTTGGGGCGTCTGGCGTATGCCAAGCCTTTTTTGAGTTATACGGATTCGCAGTTGGTTCTTCAAGTTGTTCGTTTGCATTTGACATATCTATCACACTCCTTTTGGGGCTTGCTAGTCTTTCAAGGTGGCTGTATTATTCGCGTTTATAATACAGGGTCTTGATACTTCAAGGTGGCCTCTAGGTAAAAAAAATGATAAGGGGTCTAGTTAAAGAGTGGCCTTATCGTGGTCTAACACTTGGCATCTGGTTAGAAGCGATCATCATACTATTGATTTCTTCGTCTTCTTTACGCTCATCCGTAGGGATATCGTCAACCATACCGCCAAATGCTTTCTTCATTAAACCACCGTCATAGGCTTTCTCAGCTTCGTCCATCATAGTTTGTAGCTGATCTGCGCCTACTTGATCGGTAGCTTTCTTGGTGAAAACAAATTCACCATCCGATAACCTTGCGGGAATCGAATCTGATACTCCAGTGCCAAGGCCACTTACTTCGCCTTCGCCAGAGAATTCTCCTGCAACATCCATAACTTTATCAAAGATGCCACTTAGACGTTCGTCAGTTTCTAGAACGCCCATTAAATATTCTTGTTCTTCTACGTCTAGAGACTGCTCTAGTACATAGCCTGTGTAGTCTTCTTCCATCTCATCGTCTGGAAGCTGTGAAGCTTCTGCTTCGGCTACTTCGTCTTCAGGGATGTTGTCGTAAGTGTCTATTGGCATCTCGTCTTCTAAGCCCATTTCAGGGGCTACAAGCATAGAGCCTTCAGCGTATTTAACTTTCATAGGATCGTTTAACATGCCACCTTTGTTTAGCGGGTGTGCTTTACGCATACTATCGTCCATAGCTTTTTCGGCTTGTGACCTTGTTAACTCTGCTTCAACTTCTGGAGAAACATCACCTGACTCTAAGGCCGCATTATACTCTTCATTTTTTCTTTTAGACTCTGCTTCCATGCCTTCTCTACGGGCTTTTTCTTCCATTTGCATCCTGTATCGTCTGTCATCTATAGTTTCTTTCATTTTTTAATCCTCAATTCTTTGTTTAGCTTCACGTACCTGATCTTTTAGTTGTAGCAAATTAGCCAGAGAACTCACTCTCCCCTGCTTGCGGTACAGTTCCAGTTCCGATGTTGCCACCGCCAGTGCCTGTAGCTCCAAGTTCTTGAGGTTGTTGAGATGCTCCTTCAGGGCCTCCCATAGCTCCTTGTTGCCCGTTAGGGGCGACAGCTTCGCCGCCATTTGCTTGTCCAACATTTTGCGCTCCTATTATTTGTGCCATGATTGCCGCTTCTTCGGGATCGTTGAGGATCTCATCTGGGTCTAAATCAAGGCTGTACGCTAACTCACTAACAATCTTAGAAATCTTAACGAATGGTGCAATAGCAGGATTCTGTGCAGTCTGTAAGAACATTGTCAATCGCTGACTACGCACTTCTTTCTGCATGAGACTGTTAGTGCCCATTGCATTTATCTCTAGGTCGCCCTCTATAGCTAAATCGCCTTCAAAGAACTGCATGTTCCATTGGTAGTATGACTTTCCTAGTGGTCTAAGCAGGAAGTCATCAATGTTCTTTACTACTGTTTTGATATTTAGGCTTGCGGCACCTAGAAGCATAGACATGCCTGATGCTGTTCTTGTCATGCTCTGTACGCCTGTTTGACCATGCGAGTAACTAGGAATACCTGTCTGCTCGTCTGCAAGCTGACGGAACTTATCAAACATCATCATATTTTCTTGAGAGGTATTAGGAAATTTAAGCCCGTGAATTGCTTGACCCTGCATTCCTGCTTGACGCCTGAATACTTTTCCGGGGTATATCTCCATTGATTGCCCGCCAACAAGTGCTGATTCATCAACGTCAAAGACTAGTGAGCCTGATAATGCTAAGTTGTCGATTGCCATACGTGCATGGCCGTTCATTATCTGTTGAGAGTCGTCCATATTCTCAGCAACGCCAATGCCAAAGAAAGAGTAAGGATTGCGCTCGTAAGGAAAGGCATTGTAGGGGAGTCTGTACGGAGTAAATGGATTAACAACCCCGCGTAAAAGCTTACCATTGCTAATCCAAGCATTAACTTGTACTTCATCTAAATCATCTACCTCGTCTGGGAGTTCCATTCCTGCTTCGCGGGCATACTGCGCGTCCATGACGCCCCAATACTCTAGAACCTCAAAAAGACCGTCGCCGTACTCTTCTGTTCTATGATCATCCTTTAATTCAGACTCGTAGTCTTTTTCAACGTAGTTTGAACCCATCTGCAAACACTCACGGATCTGATCTTTGTTAAAGTGCGGTAGTTTTGCAAGCCCTCTTAGCTGAGAGCGGTTCATTTTGTGGCGATGGAACGTATACTCACAATCATCCATCGTTGTAGCGTTAGGATCAGGGAAGAAATCCCATATACTTACAAACTCAATGCGCGGAACACGGACAGTAAGAGGATTATAGGTTCTTTCGCCTGTCTCTTCGTCTTTTTCCCAACGACTAAGCGTTTTATTGTAGTTGAACGGGCCTTTAACTACGCCAGTTCCAAATAGGGCGGCTTCAAAGAGGGCGTTGCGTAGCTCTGAGGAGCCATTAGACTCTTCAATCTGATCATGTATGAGGCTTTGCATGAGCCGTGCGGCATCTTTAGCGGGTGCAATCTGTAAAGCCTGTGGATCGGGGTTATAACCGTCTTTAAATGTAGCCCCTGCTTCTTCTATGGCGTTTTCTAGTGCTGATTCGCCCGCAGAGAAGGTTGCTCCCGCCTTTAAGACTTTTCCGTCACCCTCATAGCCCACATCAAAGGGGTTTACTGCTTCTTCGGGCGCTTCTTCCTTCTCAGGCTCAGGGGTGCTTTCAATTCCCGGGGCATTATCTAAGTGGCTATACGTTGGAACACCTTCAGGAACGCGAGTTTCTTTGACACCTATTGGAAATTGACCTGTGCCAAAGACAACGTCTACTAGTTGACCGAAAGCCGCAATGACTTTGGTCTTAGTTACTTTGATAAAGACTCTGGATTTTTCTGATTCGCGGAAGCGTACATTCTTAGGATATAAACCACGGAAGTTATGATATGCTTGGAGCCAACGGGCCTCATCATGCTCTCTGGCTTTTTCTGCTTGTGCAAAACGATCTTCGACCAATCCTACAAATTTAAGACGTACAGATTCTTCAAGGGTTAAATCAAGACCACTCTCGCCTTCTACTGGTGCAAAGTAAATCTCTCCTGCGTTCCCAAATAAACCGTTCTCTTCTTCGCTCATATTTCTTTAGTATCCAAAGGTTGAATCCACTGGAGCATAAACCCGCTCTCTATGGAATTGTCTCATTTGACTTAACGTATCGTTTATACGCGGTCTAGACATAATCAGATAACGTAGTGCATCATATGCGTGATCTGGTGCATGTGTATCTACATCTTCTGGGTTGCGTTTATCCAGAGGAATACTTTGAAGTTCGCGTATCAGGTTAGGGCATGTATTAAATATTTGTATTCGTGGCCTTCCGCTTTGCATGACTTTCAAGTATTCGTGGATTTGAATCTTTCCTTGTATTCGGTTCTTATCTGCTCTTCTAAGCTTGTGTCCTGCTCTCTGAAGCGTTTCTCCGATTGTTGGGCCTGTAGTACCGGTGCGGCTCCAACACGCTGTATCAAGCACTCCTTGCACTGAGAAGGGGTCTTGAAGTTCCATGTTAGTAATTAGGTCTGCAAGCTCTGTGCCTAACAGCCCCTTCTGGTATAGTTCTCTATACACTATAAGGGTTCCATCACTAGGATCAACTGCTCCCCAGATACAAGCACTCTCTGATGCATAACCATAATCTATCCCTTTTACTCTTTCCCAATGTACGGGGATTTCAAAGGGCGTAATCACATGTAACTGCGGGACAAACTCCGTAAATGCCGCACCTTCTGCAACATCCCAATTACCTTCTAGGAGTTGCTGACGCTGAGTAGGCGGCAAAGCCTGTAGCATCTTTTCGTATCTGCCATCTGTTGCTAGGAAGGGGTTGTCTTGCAACCTAGCGGGTATAAACTTGCGTGTTAAACCATCTGCGCCTTCAAAGGACTCGTGGGGTGGAGAAGGATCTATGTAACGCTTCTTAACCCATGTAGCTCCTGCACCGCCGGGATTCGCTGTACAACGCATGTAACACGTTATTTCGCTATCAGTGGTTCTTAGTCTTGAAGCCAAGTAATTCCAACTAAACTCTGTGGGTAGGTGTGTAATTTCATCGAACCCTATCCAACTATATGCTTGACCCTGATAACGATATACGTCTGCATCACGCTCCAAGAAACCAAACTCTATCTTTGCTCCGCTTGGAAAGTTCCAGAGCTTCTCTACTTCTTTGTACTTACAGCCGGGAAAGGCTTTTGGGTATAGTTCACGGCTCTTGTCTATAAGCTCTCTTAGTTCTGGCATAGAGCGCCTAATAATTAAACCCCTGTGTGCAGATCTATGAGCATAGCGAAGAGGATCTACTAGCATCGCATAGCTTTTACCACCACCTGCCGCTCCACCGTAGAGGACATCCGTTTCCCCTGCGGCAAGAAAATCTTCCTGTGGGCCTTCATTGGCCTTGAAGATAATATCAGCTTCTTCAGCTAAGGCATTAGGTAGGGCTTCTAGTTCTGGAGCCTCTAAGATGTTTGAGCTTCCAGTGCCTTCTAGCTTCTTTAATGTCTTGTTGGTTGTGCTTATTGACTTCTTGTAGTTCTCTACTTTAGACTGTGCGGCTTTTAATTTCTTTTGCTTCTCGCGGACTGCTTTCTTTGCATCCATTGTAGCTTTAGTTTTTGAGTGGTAGGTGTATCCACGCCCTTTAGATCCTTTAGCTCTTCCTGACTTTTTACGCGGTGTACCATCAACTTTAAGTACGAAACTGCCTTCTTCGTCTTTGAGATAGTTGTCAGGATTAACATCCCAATCATTCTGTTGCATATCTATCTGCGATCTTCTTTAAGCCCATGTGTGATAGCTTGCGCCCTGTAATGCTTTCAAGGTATAAGCTTCCTTCGCGTAGACTTATTGTACGGTCTTTGATCATAGGGAGGATCTTGTTTAAAGCTTCTAGTTGTTCTTGTACTGGAGTCAATAACTCTACGTTACCCTCATCTAGCTTATAACCGTAGGGGATAGTGCTACTAGACCTCCTCATATGAACCTTCTATGATTGTTTCGTGCTTAGCGGGAAGTATAAACAAACCTCCAGTAGTATTAACAGTTACATCAAGCCTATCTGTCTTGCCTAGTCCTACACGGTCTAAGATGGTCTGTGCGGCCTGTATACGCATGTTAGCTTGTGGTATAGGTTCAGAGCTATCCATGATGTTAACGAGCTTTAGAGCGGCTTTAGGGGCGCTTTGAGCTAAGATATTTGTAGCAAGATCAAGTATCTCTGTCTTTAAGCTCTTAACAACACTATTAATACTAGTCGGGGCATAGCCCGCTAACTCTCCTGCAAGCTTAGTGTCACCGCTACAAGCTACTAGGTTGTCAATGAAAGATTGTTGCTTGGTTGTAAGTTCTTTATTATTATTCATGTACTATAGTATACTGCGATATTGAAGGGT